TAAATGTAAAATCTACATTTGCATAATATGTCATTAATGAACCAATATTCCAATTATTTTCAAGTATTTTTCTAGACATTAAAATTTCTTTATTATCAATATCATCCTGAAAGGATTTTGCATAATTTGTCATGCTAAATATTTCGCATTCAATTAAATATTTTAAAGTAATTTTATCCATAGAAAAAATATAGGATTGAACATGTGACAAATTTGCAGGAATATTACATGTATTTATAGTACTTCCAAATAATTTTACATTGTTTTTAAGTCCATTTATATATATATCTGTCCATTTTCCCAAATAATAGGATGGAATGTATGGTCCAATTACTGAAGAATTTACAAATATAAAATTGTCATAATTTTCATATAAATTATCTGTCAATAAAGCGTCACTCCAACCACCAAAATCATAACCAACGTTATCTCTAAGTAATACTTTTACATTATCTGGAACGGTAAATGTATTATTTTTGTCATTTGATATTACAATAAAATCAACATTATTATCTTGAAAAATACATTTTTCAATAAAATGTTTTACTCTATCATTATAAATGTGAAATACATATAATACAAGTAGTTTACTCATTTAATTTTATTATAATATATATTATTATTTAAGTTAATTTTTATTTTTTATTTAATTAAATATTTTATGTTTAACTTATACTATATTTGGCATAATTACATGTAAAGAGGTGACCTGCCAAACAAATTTATGGGTTAATTGCCATAAGAGCCAAAACGCAAATGTATGAACTGCTGCAACAATAAGACGTTTGCTTCCCTTGGACGGTAAGGTCAAAAGAACTCCTGGTGTCAAAAGAAAGAAGAGAAGCGCAACGTAGAGAGAAAATACCCAATTCATCTATATATACATGCGATATTAGTTTTTTATTATTAAATGCAAACTATTTTTATTTCAGCGCGTTTAAATATTAAATGAATAATAAGGGCTACTCACAGTTCTTGTTGCATAGGACACCTCTTGACTAGGAGGAGTGGGTGGATCTATCAAAATTGGTTCATAACGTAAATTTTCTGGTTTCAAAACAAACGCATACCCGCCTTGATCAAAGAATTGATTGTTTTCTTGTAAATACACATCATTCAATTGATAACACATGCAAATCATTTGACATCCCATTTCCCGACATACTACTCCACTTGGATTCACCGGATTCGCCGTAATATCCGGCATAGAAATGGTCATATTCTGTTTATTATATGTCTGTAACTCGGTCATATCCGGAGTATTTTTAACATCATAATAGTTGAGTGCACGCATAAATATAGAGTTGCTTGTTAAATTAACATATTCGTAAAACGCATCATTAGAAGAAAATGCCTTGTTCGTATTATCTACAATGACAACAATTTTTCCACAAAGCGATAAAAGAGGAACCGACCCCAAATTTTTTTTCACATTATTGGAATCATTTTCAAAACTATATTCCGGACCCAAGAATAAAGAATCATATTGTTTAAAGAGCGCCGCCAAATTATCAAACATATTCTGATTGTTACTCATGAAACGCATATGAAACAAGATGGGGTCTTGTGGATTTGGTGCAGTTGATTTGGAAAATGCATAATTAGCAACTATATTCATAACATCACCAAAATCCACATAATTATAAGTTTCTTTTACGTAATAACTGGGACTTGTAGATGTGGCAACCACTGGTTTATTATTAATAGAATAAATTTCAAAATCTAAACAACGCACACCTTGTCGCAAAACGTCTTTCAGTGCACATGTGCTGACAAAATCATTTTTATATGAACCAGCACTGCAGCAATTATACGCAGATTTAATATAATAATCGCGTAAATTTCCGCTACAATCCGGATCATTGACATTAAGAGAAGTAATGGCCGTATTCATTGCCAAATACATTTTATCCATTGTGTTACATTCACTAGACAGCAAATTTCGGACATAATAGTAATAAATAACCACACATATAACTACCATTAAAATAATAATAAAAAGAAAGGTAGCCGCAAAATTTTCCTTAATCAATAGGCTTTGAAAATTGAAATTTCTCATGCTGTTTATCATATTATGAAACATTGAGGTTCCACGATTTACATCTGACATGTTATATCAAATCTATCCTATTCTCTTATTATAATACATTATTTTTTACTTGTAAAAATATATATTTTGTATGTTTTTGTATTTCTTCTTGTAAATATATAAACATATTATATTTTGATATACTATGGCAGGAGGTTTGCTTCAATTAGTAAGTCAGGGTCAACAAAATATCATATTGAATGGAAATCCTTCTAAAACTTTTTTCAAATCTACATATGCCCAATATACGAATTTTGGATTACAAAAATTTAGAGTAGATTTTGAAGGCGCCAAAACATTGCGTCTTACGGAAGAATCTGTATTTACTTTTAAAATACCGCGGTATGCAGATTTATTAATGGATTGTTATTTATCTATTGATTTGCCAAACATTTGGAGTCCAATTGTTCCACCCGACACAACCAATCTGGAAAGTAACAATGGTCAGTGGATTCCATATGAATTTCGTTGGATAGAAAATTTGGGCGCCCAAATGATTTCTAAAGTTACAATCACTTGCGGAAATCAAACCATTCAAGAATTCTCTGGTGCGTATTTGTTGGCTGCAGTTCAACGCGATTTTACTACAGAGAAGAAGGCGCTTTTTGATAAAATGATTGGAAATGTTCCAGAGTTGAATGACCCTGCCAATGCTGGTGCCCGTGTAAATGCGTATCCTAATGCATATTATACGACCAATCCAGTTGGTTCTGAACCGTCCATTCGTGGCCGAACTCTTTATGTTCCTTTGAATGCATGGTTTAATATGAATACGCAAATGGCTTTTCCTTTGATTGCATTACAATACAATGAATTGCATATTACCGTAACAATGCGACCCATTTTTGAATTGTTTCAAATACGTGATGTATATGATCCGATTAATAATTATCCCTATGTTTCTCCAAATTTCAATTTATATTATATGCAATTTTATCGTTTTTTACAGACTCCACCAGACATTGAATTAGGATTGAATTCTTATACAGATCAGCGAACAATATGGAATGCGGATATTCATTTGAACTGTACTTATTGTTTTCTCTCTAATGAAGAATCGCGTATCTTTGCATTGAATGAGCAAAAATATCTTTTTAAACAGGTTCGTGAAAATATTTTTTATAATGTCACTGGTTCCAACAAAATAGAATTAGATTCCGTGGGAATGATTAGTTCCTATCTCTTTTATTTTCAACGTAGCGATGTGAATTTACGCAACGAATGGAGTAACTATACAAATTGGCCGTACAATTATTTGCCACAAGACATTCTACCCGCTTCTACGGATGGAAGCTTCAATATTATACGAACAAACAGTGATGGCACAAGCACCATTGTGAGTATTGGGCCCGGTGTCAATCCAAATGGTCATTTAACTGGATGGATGATTACAGGCGATTATAATGCCGAGAATACAAAAAATATTATGATCAGTTTTGCCATTTTGTTAGACGGATCTTACCGAGAGAATACGCAACCATATGGAGTATTCAATTATATTGAAAAATATATGCGCACCAAAGGAAATGCACCAGATGGGTTGTATTGTTATAATTATTGTCTTGATTCCGCCGTTTCTACGATGCAACCTTCCGGTGCCATTAATATGAGCCGGTTTAATAACATTGTTTTGGAAACCGTTACCATTAACCCGCCATTGGATCCGCTAGCACAAACACTATCCATTTGCGATCCACAGACCGGGAATATTATCGGTATTAACAAACCCACATGGCGTATATATGATTATAATTTCAATATGGTGTTATTTGAAGAAAGAATCAATGTGGTCACCTTTGTGGGCGGTAATTGCGGTCTTATGTATGCAACATAAGCAGGATAGAAGGGTTTGTTATAGTGCCTTTTTTTCTTTGATCATCGTTCATTAACAATTTTGCAAAATTTGCAAACATGTAATTTTCATTACCAAATAAAATTTAGAAATAAAAATAAATAAATAAAAATAATAAATTATGCTATATTATTTGCTAATGCATTACATAAATTTGTAACATTTGGTGAACCTAAACCAGTTGCTATATCATAACCTACACCAGCAGAATAATTTCCGTCTGTTCCTGTTGTAATATCATTGAAACATGAAGATTTTAATGATGAATTTGTATATACAGTTTTATACAAATAATTTTGAACGCTTGTTGAAGGAAGAGAAGATGGCGCATTATTATTAGTTGGCGTTTGCGTATAAACGGTAGTTAATGGATTTTTCCCTTGATTAAAACGTTGTTGGTTTGCAAGAGATAATATACCGGCAAATATAGGACATGACACGGAAGTGCCACCAATGGTTGTCCATTGACCATTGTTAACTATATTTACACCATTGTTGGGATTGGCAATTAAACTTACATCAGGAATTGCGCGATATGTATTTGTATTTACTGAGTTCTGATAATTAGGGTTAGCTACAGATGTTGAATATCCACAACCTGCGTCCGTCCACGTACATTCTAAACGATTGGTCGGGTTGGAAGGCGTTGGCACCCATAATAGAGTTGTTCCTCCCACTGCAACTACATTTGATAAAACAGCAGGCCAATTTACACTATTACTGTCTCCAGAAGAAGCACAAAAACATTTATAATTTGAAGCATTTGCCGGGTTTATAAATAATGTATTACTACTGTTTAACGTTTTAGTATCTGCGCTCCCCCAAGAACAAGATATTATATCTGCATTTAATGTATTTGTTGCATATTGGATTGCATTATTTAAGTCGGCAAAACTCGCGCTTTTTGCTTCAACCACCCATATAGATGCATTTGGATTCACTGTCGCAATCATTTGTGTGTCTAAACACTCCTCTACACTCCAACCACTATTTACAGTAGCTCCAGGAAATGTATATACATTGATTGTGGGAGGTGTTGAATTTGGTCCAAAATTTGCGACGCTTTGCCAATACATATTTAAATCACTTTGTAAAGTAGGGCAGTGATATGCAATAATAATAGCTATTTTTACTTGACGAGTATTTAATGAGGTTCTAGAAATAGTTGGAATATTGTATAAATTTAATAGCTGAGAACCACAAAAGGATGTAGATGGTAAATTTGGGTTACTTGTTGTTACAGAGGAATTTGTAATTTTATAACTCGGTTTTATTTGTTCAAAATTTAATATGTTGTTATTATTTGTCAATAAGTAATTTAACGCAGATTTGCGTTTTTGTAAAAAAAGCAATTTCTTAAGTTGTTTTATTTTTGATATTTTTTTAACATTTGTTAAAAAAAATGCCATGTTATATATGTATATATGTATGTGTATATAAATAATATAATAATAAATAATAAATAATAATTAATTTAATTTTTTATTTGTATAAAAAATTTTATAATTTACATGTTTTAATTGTAACTTGTAAAATAAACTATATAAAAGAATTACACAAGAATAATAAATAAAATGAGCAATCAAAAATCCACCATTCTATCTGGATTCAACGATCATTTTGTAGAATTTATTTCCGATATTCAACGTGTTTTTCCAAATGATCCAGATATTTTAACCGCAAAAAATTCTTTGGCATTAATGAGAAAAGCGAATCCTAAAATTATTATCGGGTTTTGGTTTTCTCATATAGCGGCCAAGTACAAGGCGGCTATTGACGCAGGAGATGTTCGTTTTTTCCTAGAAAAGGATTATGTAGAAGATGTAAATCAGGCAGCCAATGCAGGGAAAATTGTAGAAGCTATTGATCGGTTACGCACTCCAGTAAAAATGATGTCCGAGGAGGATCAAAAAATGTCTATGAAATACATGCAGAATCTGACCAAATTGGCTATATTATATCATTCTATGAATTAGTTCTAGTATTACCTTTGCCGTAATAAATAGATACATAGATACCATAAAATAGCATAAACGTTATTTTATAGTATATTATTAGTATAATAAAAATCGTGTTTGTAAAAGCATAATCCGGATGTCTTTGATTACTAAATTATTTCATTTTGTTATGACCACTTCTTTTAAATACAATATTGATTCATCTCATGGGTTAAGTCATAGTATGAGTATTTTGCACTTTGCAAAGAATATTTATGATGCCGAAAAATATATTAAACCTCAATTAAAAGAGCAAGAACGGGTAGTTTATGTCTCTGCAATTTTACATGATATGTGTGATAAAAAATATATGAAAGAAGAAGAAGGAATTCAAGAAATAGAATATTTTTTACGAGAGAAAATAGATCCATGGGAAATAAATGTTGTAAAAAAAATTATTACCACTATGTCTTATTCCAAAGTAAAAAAAGACGGGTTCCCGCAACTGGGAATTTACCAAGATGCATATCACGTTGTGCGCGAGGCCGATCTTCTTACTGCATACGATTTTGACCGTTGTATGTGTTATCGTTTGAACAAATCTAGGTTGGCTACAATAGAAGATACGTTTCAAGAAGCGTGTGAATTGTTTGAAACGCGAGTATTTCAACATGAACGAGACGGGCTTCTTTTGACAAATTATGCGAGGGAACAACATACAATTTTACAAGAAGGCGCTATTCAACAGATGAACCGATGGAGAGAAATTCTTTATGGCTCGGATATTGGCAATAAAGGTAGCATGTAAAAGAACCAAGAACCAAGAAATAAAAATAGAATAGAAAGAGTAAAGAGAAATAAAATTTTACCTATCAAGGGTTTAAAAAATAAATATAAATAAGATATACATGGCAGAAAAAACAAACTCAAAACCTCCGGTAGTAATTCCTTCTATTCCTGACGAATTTCAAAAAATCATCAAGGATTTTATTCACGACATCTTAACTACATTTCCAGAATATGAGTTTTTAGTAAAACGCTGGTGGGTAACCGATACAGAGGGTATTCCATCCCAGAAGAGTTTGGAATCCATATTTCAATATTGTTTGTCTATTTATCCGGAACGATTTTTTGATATTTTATACAAAAACCAAGATATTTTTTCAGAAGGATCAAACGTCAATACGGAATTTCTACCAGGTATCAGTTTTAAATACTTGTGGTCTTGCGATATTTCTGAAAATACGAGAGAGACAATTTGGAAATACTTGCAATTGATTATTTTGTCTGTTGTCAATTGTGTGGATAATAAGGAGGCGTTTGGCGACACATCTAAAATGTTGGAATCTATAAATGAAGAAG